CTCATGGAAGCCGATGAATAGCGACGTTCTCGATCTGACGATGCGGCTCTCCGTGGCGGAGATGGATCTTGTGGAGTTTCACAAGCTCTTCTTCCGGCTGGAGAATGCGGTTGAGTTCGCGTGGTTCCATCACCAGTGGTCGAAGGATCTTCTGCATGGAACGGACAATCTGGTGATACAGGGATTCCGCGAGTCCGCCAAGACGAACATCGCAATCAACGCGCACACGCTGCACCGGATGGTCTTCCCGACGAAGCCGTATAGCTACATCGTGTTCATCGTGGCGAATGCGACGATGGCGACGAAGCGCATCACGGAGATCGTGAACAGATTCCGCGAGAGGCAGGATGTGGCGGGGAATCTCGTGTCCGAGACGACATACACTCCGTCCCTCGGCGTGTACGAGGCGATCGTGACGGACGGCCGCGAAGAGTTTCCGATACGGATAGAGGCGTACGGCAAGGGCATGAGCATCCGTGGCCTCGCATGGAATGACAGAAGGCCGCAGCTCGTCGTGATCGACGATCCGCAGGATCTCGAAGACGCCCAGTCCGAGACGGTGCTTGCGTCGGATTGGGACTGGTTCCTGTCGGAAGTCCTCTTTCTCGGGAAGGATACGCGGATCATCCTGATCGGCAACAACCTTGGCGAGAAGAGCATCGTCGAGAGGGTGATGGCGCAGGCCGAAGAGCTTGGCTTCGTCGCGTCGCGCATCCCGATCATGACGGACGATGAACAGTCGAACTGGCCTGCCAGGTATCCGATGGCGTTCATCACGCAGGAGAAGGCGAAGTACGTCACGCTCGGGAAGCTGGACATCTGGTACCGCGAGCGGATGTGCAAGACGACCGATCCGAGCAGCCAGTGGTTCCCGAAGAGTCAGTTCCGATATTACGATCCGCGAATGACGCGGAAGATCGTAGCACGATCGAACGTATTCATAACGCTCGATCCGGCTCTCGGCAGGGCGACGGGCGACTATACGAGTCTCTGCGTTGTAGCGGTGTCACCGGAAAACTGCTGGTACATCGTCGATATCGATTATGGACGGTATGGCCCGATCGACACGATCGAGCGGCTGTTCTCTCTTGTCCTTGCGTGGCGGCCAAGATGTGTCGGCGTTGAGTCGATCGCGTATCAGGCGAGCTTGCAGGACTTCATGGAGCGGGACATGCTGACGCGGAACATATTCTTCCGGATCGAGCCGATCGCAGACAGACGGCAGAAGGAGCTCAAAATCGAGGCCCTGCGCCCCAGAATGGCTACCGGCTCGATCTGGTTCCCGACGGGCGCATCGTTCCTGCCGGAGCTTGAAGCGGAGATGCTGGCGTACCCGGCGTTTCCCGCGCATGACGACGTTATTGAATCGCTTGCGATGGTTGACCGTATCGCCTTTCCTCCGATGGGAGGATGGGGATACGCGGACGAAGACAGGATGCCGGAGGCCGGATCGCTATGAAGGAGCTCTCACGGAAACAGAAGAAGCGCGTTCTCGACATAACGCTTGACGATCTGGCTCAGGCCAATTCGTATTTCACGTCGAAGGTCGAGCCGTTGCTGCGCGACAGACTGTCCGCGTACAGGGCGGAGAAGTCGCTGTACGAAAGGAAGTTCGAGAGGCTGTCCGCCAGGTCGGATATGCGCGTATTCGACTTCTGGGCCACGGTCGAATCATTGATCCCTCCGCTGATGCAGAGCTTCTTCGGAGCGGATCAGATCGTTTCGGTGGTTGGACGCGAGCCGGAAGACGCACACAAGGGCGAGCTGTTCAAGAAGTTGCTTGACTGGCAGATCCTCGAACAGAACCACGGATTCCTCGTCTTCAACGACTGGTTTGTTGACGCGCTCCGCTTCGAGCTTGGCGTGCTCAAGGCGCATTGGATCAGGGACACGCAGCACGAAGAGGTCGAAGAGACGCTTGACGCGGAGAAGATCGCGGTGATCGCCGCGACTCCCGGCGTGACGATACTTTCCTGCTCCGAAACTCCGGACGAGTACGGCCTGTTCGACATCCGGTATCAGACTTCGCGCATGGTGGAGAACCGTCCGGTGATCGAGGTGGTTCATCCGTTCCATTTGCGCTGGACTCCGACAGCGGTTTCCGTCGAGACGGCTCCGTTCGTGGCGCAGAAGAAGTACGTCACCGGGGATGAGCTCCGGAGGAAGGCGAAGCGCGGGATTTACGACGCGAAAGCGGTTGAGGCGGCGATAGAATCTGCCGGATCTCCGGATTATTCCCAGATCGAGCAGGATTTGAACGACGAGCTCGGCACGTCGCAAAATACCGCTGACGATTCGTCGAGAACGGTTGTGGAGTTGTACGAGTGTTGCGTGACGATGGATGCTGATGGCGACGGGTTATCTGAAAACCTTCTCGTCACGGTGGCGAACGACCAGCTTTTGCGCGTTTCGGAGAATTCCTACGGTCGCGCCCCGTTTTTCGTGATCTCCGCATCGAGAGATCCGTTCAAAGTGTGTCCGGACTTCGGATTTGCGGAGGTCGTATCGGAGATCCAGCACTTGAAGACGGCGATGGTGCGGCTTCTTGTGCTGAACATGAGCTTGAACAACACTCCGCGCAGCTTCATCGACGATACGCGAGTGAACCACGAGGATTTGCTGGCGGACAAGCAGTACATTCGCGTGAACGGACAGCCCGGAATGGCGATATACAGCCAGCCGATACAGCCCGTGGCGGCATGGACGATGCCGTTCCTCGAATATACCGAGACACTTCTCGAACAGTGGACAGGCAGGACTCGATATAACCAGGGGCTTGACGCCAAAAGCCTCAATAAAACTGCGACCGGGGCGACGTTGATAATGAATGCCTCGACGCAGCGGCTCGGGCACCTGATACGGACGTTCGCAGAGACGGGCGTGGGGCAGCTCTACAAGTTCCTTGTCAGAATGAACCAGCTCTACATCTCGAACGCTCAGGTGTTCCGTCTGACGAACGAAACGCTGAACATCTCTCCGGACGACATGGCGGGGACGTATGATATTGCGATCGCAAGCGATATCGGAATCGGGAGCCGACAGAGCACGATACAGAATCTCCAGCTCTTCCTCGGCATGCTTTTCCCGCAGGGAGCACAGCTTGGCTGTTGCGGCCCGCAGGAGTGGGCGAACGCCGCGAGGAAGCTCCTGAGAATCATTGGCATCCGCGAGGTGGACGCGCTGATCCGCGAGCCGCAGATGCAGCAACCGGGATTCCCTCCGGGTATGCCGCAGGGGATGCCAGGCGTGGACACGGGGATCCCGACCGAAGCGATGATCGCGCAGGCGATGAGCCACAGGGATCCGAATATGACGGGAGGGGAACGCCGAGTTGATGGACGAGCAGAGACGCCAACATTTGGTAAAACTTTCGGGACGGGGAACGGAAAGCAGGATCTTGCTGGACTCCCTCCGTCCCTGGCTGGAATCGCGTCGAGAGACTTTGTTGCTCAGGGCGGCTGAGGAACCGAAAACGACTGAGCAGCTTGCCTGTATTCTCGTGACGCTCGGGTGCTACAGGGAAATGATTTCGGATCTTGAGCGGGACATCCGCGACGGAGCGGAAGCCGCCGCTACACTGATGGAGGATGAATGATGAATGACAAGGTGATTGCAATCGTGCGCGGCGTGCTCTCCGATTTTGATCCGTATCTTTCCGGCCCTGACAAGACGATGTGGGATAGGCTCAAGGCAGAGTATTCCACGAGGATTGCGGAGAAGATCGTTCCGCTGATCCCGGCAGAGAAGCCGAAGCCAGCGAGGGCGAAGTGATGGACGATCTCCAGACGCAGGAACAGTCTGTAGAGCAAGCGGCCCCTGCCGAAACTCCAACCACACCTCCTGTTGTCGAAGAAGACGTTCCTGAGATCGCTGTTCGGGATGGGGAGCTTGTCGTTACGGAGCAGGCGGATACGTATACCGCAAAGGAAATCGAGGAGATCGGGATTGACAAGCTGGATCCGAAGCGGCTCCCGAAAGACCTCGTACCGTTCTACAAATCGCTGCAAGCCGACTACACCCGCAAAACGCAGGCGCTGGCGGAACAGCGAAAGAAGCTCTCCGTTCCCGAGGAAACGCCCCCTCCGGTTCAGCAGTTCCAACCGCAACCGGAGCAAGCCCCCGTTTCCGAGCAGAGTTACATGGAATGGTTCGGCGGAGCTGCAAAGGACGTTGCGTGCCGGATGCTCGGGATTCAACCGGACAAGTTCGACGAGTTCAATCCGCAGCACATCGTGGGATTGAATCTCGCAACGACTCGTCTCAACGAGGAAATCCAGCGTCAGGCGCAGCAACGGCAGGCTCTTGAAACGAGGAAGCAGCAGTACAGCGAGATGCTGGAGGAACTTCGCTCCAGCGAGCCGCATTTCGCGGAGATCGACGCATGGGGAAGAACGTATGTCGAATCGCTCCCCTATACGGAGTATTCGAGGGTGATGAAGACCTTCGCCTCCGGCGACATGGCGGCGATCAAGACAGAGCTTCTGAAGATCCGCAAGGCGTGGTACGACAAACAGACGGTGACGCAGACTCCCCCGGTGCTCGAAAGCGCCGGATCGGATCAGACGCCGCCGAGAAAGCGCGTCCCGCTGGATCGCCTTGGCTCCATGAGCGAGGATGAGCAGGCGGCGTGGATCGCGCAACATATCTATGACTGAGGTGATGTGAGTTGGCGTCGAATACGTACGATGCAGTCGGAAACATGGAAGACCTTTCCGATGTGATAACGAATATCAAGCCGAGCACCAGCACCACGTACAGCATGTTCGGCAAGACGAAGGCAACGGCCACGTATCACGAATGGCTGGAGGACGAAGATCCGAATACCGGCAACGACAACAAGAAGGTTGAAGGATTCACTTACTCAACTGCGGCGGGTACTGCCCGCGTGCGTCTTGGCAACTATACGCAGATCATGAGCGAGGGTGTCGAGGTCACGGAAACGCAGAATACCGTAGACAAGAAGGGCGTCAAGGACGAGATGGCGCACCAGCTCGCCAAGAAGTTGAAGCAGATCGCCAAGGACTGCAACAGGGCGATCCTCACGCAGAGCAGCAGAATTGCCGGTGACAAGACTACAGCCCGGCAGATGGGCGGAATCCCGTACTGGATCACGACCAACGTTCTCGCAAACGAAGGCGACGCTCGGGACTTCACGACCAAGCTCCTTGGCGACGCGCAGGAGGCGGCCTACGCCTATTCCAACGGCGAGGCGGATACGGTTCTACTCTCTCCGGCGCAGAAGCGTCGCGTCAATGCGTGGACGAACGGTGCGACGAAGTACATGGACGAAGGAGCGACGAAGCTGGCCTCCAAGATCTCCGTGTACGAGTCCGAGTTCGGGATCGTGAAGTTCGTGGTCGAGCGTGATCTTGCGGATTCGGTCGTGTACCTGATCGATCCGAGTTTGTGGAAGAGCGCGTATCTGCGCCCGTTCGCAAAGCACCCGCTCCCGAAGATCGCGGACAAGTTGCAGGAAGTGGTTGTTGGCGAGTGGACGCTTGAGGCCAAGGCGGAATACGCGAACGCGGCCATCAAGGACTTGAAACTCGCAACGCTGTCGTAAGGTGGTGTCGATATGGTAGGCCTCAAGAGCGTCATTTCCGGAACCGATCCGGATGTCAACGTGCCGGTGGTAGAGGGGGATTACGGGGCGGACTGGTCGGATCTCACGCTTCCGACGATCACGGCTGCGGTTCCGTGTTTCCTCATCGCGCACAATACGAACGGCTCCGATTCGTGGCGGCTGTACATTCACGATGGAACCGTCTGGAAGTTGTGTCCGCTGCCGAACGCGGATCTGGCGGACGTCCCGATCCCCGTTGACTCCGACGATTACGGCGCGGCGTGGGGGGATTACACGCCCCCGGCGATCACGGCAGCCTCGCCGCATATCAGGGTTGTTCACAATACGAACGGCGGGGATTCGTGGAGATTGTACGTTCACGACGGAACTGCGTGGAAGTTCGTCTCTGTCGCCTCGGCAGATCCGATCGACATTCCGGTTGCGGTGGATATCGGGGATTACGGAAGTGCGTGGGGAACGTACACGCCCCCGACGATCACGGCAAGCACAGGGCACATCAGGATCGCCAAAAACTCGAACGGTGATGGTTCTTGGCGGATCTACGCCCATGACGGAACCGCGTGGAAGTTCACGCCGCTCCCGAACGCTGATTTGGCGGACGTTCCTATCCCCGTTGACTCCGCCGATTACGGAGCCGCATGGGGGGATTACACGCCCCCGGCGATCACGGCAGCCTCGCCGCATATCAGGGTTGTTCACAATACGAACGGCGGGGATTCGTGGAGATTGTACGTTCACGACGGAACTGCGTGGAAGTTCGTCTCTG